ACCTTCATTCTTTCCTGTACCTTCTTCCAGTTCTACGACCTTTAAGGTAACCTCAATGAAAGGTTTTATTTTCAGCCAGGCGTGACTTCGCTTACATTTGTATCCTTCGCTCACAGGCTTTATCATTAGACCCTCATATCCTTCGTCTAATGCACGTTTATTCATTGCCTGAAACTTTGCTTGTCCTTCATCAGAATCCATGTCTATGAGTGTTGCATCAACTAATTGGATTCTATATGTAAATAGGTTCGAAAGGTTAACTATTCTTTGTCTTCTTTCAATAGCATTTTTACTTGTACCACCAGCATTGAATTCATCTATTGTCAGCATGTCAAATACTGCTAGGTATGAATCTTCTGTTTGAGCACCTTCTTTTCTATGCACTTGTTTCATAAGTGTTTGGAAGTCTTCACTCATTACTTCACCATCAAATACAAGTCCTTCAAACTCAGGAATGCTTAATGCTTCTTCTATGTGTGGGAAGTTTTCTAACAGTTTGCCGTTACGTGAATGTAATGTTGCACTACCATTTTGTACGATAGCAATGACACGAACACCATCATACTTGTATTCAACATAACATTCACCAGCAATCTTTTTAGGATGTTTAGCACCATCATGTGCTAACATACAACCAAAAAGTGGAATAGTATCTGCTTGAACTTTGTTAATAAGTTTAGCACCAGTACCACACCTTAAGTCTTTGATTAGTATTCTTCGATACCAATCGTTCCATTGCTCATTAGTTGCTTTATCACACAACTCTTGAATGGCATCTCTAGCCGCATGTCCTGTAAGTTCACGTTTCATAAGTTTGTTAAACACTAGAATAACTTCTATATCTTCAACACCAGGACCATCTGCTTCACTGAAAGGTACTTGCTTTACCCCGAATGTCACAAGCGGATCAAGGCACATTTTTGCACCTTCAATAAACAAAACATTATCCAAGTTGTCCTTAATCACAGACTGCTTGAATAACGAACTGTTATCTGATTCTAACTTTTGTATTACATTCCAAGGATTATTCATCTATCTTAGGTCCTCCATTATGACCAATCATAGTCTCTTTCAAATTCTCTCTCCACTTAAGAAAATGTTCTGCAACTTCTCTAGTGGTATGTGTCAAAGTAGAGACAGGTTGTCTTACCCGTCTCTGCTTTCTTTTGTTATTACTGATTTCTGTATGCATTAAACAGTTTTCTCCTCACCAGTTTTAGCATCAATATACTTACTGCCTTTTTTCATACCATTTGGACCATACTCAACCCAACCACGACTTTCGTAGCCGATATCACTTTTAGTGTATCGCATAGTTAAGTATTTGTCCTTAACACCTAAAAGGTCTCTAGCAACATAAGGTGTAAAACTAAACACATTATAATCACCATTAGCCTGAACTTCAACTTGCTCATCTTCAATAACCAAATTGTAGTCAGTGAAAGTGTTAGTAGTCTTGAACTTTCTTTCAAAACTAAATTCTGCTCTCATTGGTCTCATTTCTAATTCAGACTTTTCAAGAGCCTCTACAATCTGCTCCATGGTCATACCAGGAATCTTAACTTGCTTATGAAACTTCATTACCGACTCCAGTATGACTCACTCAATGGGTCCATGTAGTGAGGTGTGTTAATCGACTGAGTAACAGTAATTTCCTCACCATTGTAAGGACTTTTACCAGTCTTAGTAATCATAGGCTCAATCAAAGCATACTCTTCTGTAGACATAACTCTGTAGTTATCTCTTTCTGCTTTATGAGTCCTACCCAACTGAGGATCAGTTGCATCTCTAAAAGCATTATACCTACGAGCGGTATACTCTGGCTTTCCTTCTGCAACAACTTCAGCAACTTCATCAATTGCCGCTTGATAGAACTTAACAGTTCTAGTGATACCGGCCTTAGCCGCCCCTTCTGATTTATAGTAACCAGTTTTCCAAGAAGGCCTAGTTGGCTCTTGGTGTATGCTGTCATTACTCTTGTCTACTATTACGAACATATTACTCCTTTTTCCTAACAATATAAGTATATTATACGGATTTTTGAGGTAAAGTCAACCTTTTTTGCCACTTTTTTTGGTATTTTTTTGCTAAAATTGGGGGTTTTTGAGTATATCTAGTACAGGATCTGCTAGTTTTTTGCCTTCTAAATGGTCAATTAATGCTTTTGCAAACATATCATGTGGTACTTTTCCTGGGTGAACTCCGTCTCTAGCCCATACATCAAGTTTTGGTGTATCCTTAGGCAGTTGTCTCCACACTTGATCCATATCAAATCCATCATTTAAAACTTCTTTGTACTTAGATTTAATTATGATGTTGACATAGTCTGCATTGTTTTCTAATAAAACTCCTTTAATTGCATTAGCAACTAGCCACCAATTCCATTTATACATATTTTCATTTGTTGAAAGTAACCAGTGATTGTGCATATTGTTTTTTGCTGATGCTATATTTTGTGGAGTCCAATGTATGAATTCATCTTCGCCTACATAAACTTGTCTCTCCCAATAAGGCAACTGCAATATAACTTTATCTGCTTTGTAACCTGAATTGTAAAAACTATTTAAAAGTAATAAAATACTTTCAATATTGTTTCCAGGTATTGATAAGTTCCAATGCTCTGCATCAAAGTGGTCTGCAACCTTTTTAGTGTACAAATAATCCAAAGGCAATCCTTGCCCAAACGAAAAACTACAACCTATAAACAAAAAGTTCTTTTTATCTGATTCTATAAATGGGTCACTTCTGTATCCTAACTCATTTAATTTATAAGTCATGTCTTTGTACACAGGTAATTCGGAAATCTTTTTAGATATAAGTTTGGTCCAATTGGTTGGATTATCTAGTCCATAATATTTAAACTCGTTGTCTGCAACTTTACCAGACTCAAACCCATTCCAATTATCAACTATCTGTGTGCAATTTGGAAAACTTTTATATAAATCAGCCATGATGTCCTATCTTCAGTATATCTAGTACAGGATCTGTGTTTTTATTGCCTTTTAAGTGTCCAATTAGTGCTTTTGCAAATATTTCTTGTGGTAATAGACCTAGATGAACTCCGTCCCTAGCAACTTTTTGTTTGTCTGATATGTGTGCTGGAATCATGTCAAAATGTGAACGAAAATTTAAAGCATTTGGTAGATATTCTGTGTATTTGTGCTGAGTGATTATTTCTACTAGTTCTAAGTTATTTTTCAAACAAATACCTTTGATTGCTTTGGCACATAACCACCAATTCCAAGCATTCATTTTTGGGTTGCTTGATATTAACCAACTCTTATGTTTTTCATTAATAATATCCTTGTGAAACTCCACAACTTCATTCTCTCCTACATACACTTGTCTTTCCCAAAAAGGATATTGTATAATAACTTTGTCTGCTTTATATCCTGCTTGTATAAAGTTGTTTAATGCTAACAAACAGCCTTCTATGTTGTTTCCTACACGTGATAAGTTCCAGTGTATAGCATCAAAATGATTTGCAACAACTTTGCTATACATCATGTTTTCAGGAACTCCTTGCCCAAATGTAATACTACAACCTAAGAATAAGAACTTTGTTTTATCACTATCCTTGTTATCTTCAAAAGAATCGCTTCTATATCCTTGCTTGTTAAACTTGTATGTCATATCTTTGTATTCAAACATTTCTGCTATTTCAGTATTCCAATTGTCATTAGGATTATCTAATCCATAATATTTGTATTCATTCTCTGATACTTCTTCTTTAGGATAACCTCCCCACCATTCAACTATGCCTTTGCTTTTTGGGAAACTGTCTTCGTAAAATTTTGATATATCGCTCATTTGTCTTCTCTTATTAATTTAAGAAAATGATTAGCAACTACTTCATGTGATTTAGGACCCCAATGGGAACCATCTCTTGCCATATCAAGTTTCAAACTACCTGTATGAAAAGGTATTCCACTTCTCCAATAAGGTTCAGTTTTATATAAATCTAATGCTAATCTGTGTGCTGAAGCATCATAGAATGTTTCATATAATTTTACACCATATGCTTCACACATATAAACTAACTTTGTTCTTAAATGGTTGAAGTCTAGCAATTCTTGTTCTGTTCTATTTAAACGTATTTGTGCTTGAAAAGTATCTGTATTCTTAATAGTGTTTAGCAAATTATTTAAATCTCTAATGTTGAAAGGAGCATTTATATCTTGTGGATGGTACCCCCAAGTTTGATTAGTATGATAAGTATTATCTTCTTTTTGTGGATTCAAGTCTGGAAAATGTAAACCTTCTTGATTTCTAAAAGAACCTAAATCGGAATAGTCGTCTGATTCAGCAATAGATTTCCACTGTTCCTGTCTCTCTTTTAAAGATTTTTCGTCAACAAAATGATTAGTAGGAACATCTAACATTTTTTCAAACTTAGTTTTGTTAGCCAAAACATTCCTAGCAATTATGGACCAATTGCAACACACAATATCAGGAACATATCCTATTCTAAACATGTGTTCTGACAACAACATCGCGAGTTTAGGTGAACTGCCTCCTACACCCAAGTTCCAATTTACTGCATTTAGTTCTTTTGATATTATAGAAGCAAAGTTTTCATTGTCTCTAACTCCAATACCAAACGCAAAACTACAACCTAATGTCATTACTTTCTTTTTGTTTGAATGTTTTGTTTTTTTAAAACAATCTGCTCTAAAGCCATATGAGTTCACAGTATATAACATTTCGTCTATGGAATAGTTATCTCTATATCCCCAATCTCTTTGAAATTTAGTTTCTTTCCAATCCTCTCCCCAATTGCCTTTGTCTATTGCTTGTTGACGTTTTTTACATGCTAATTTATAATGTTTCTCATTATTATCCCAAGTTGCTTGTGTATCTGTTGGACAAAACTGAAAACGAGTATATTCATCTTTACTCCAATGTATTCTATCCATCAGTGATTCTTTATGTCCTGCTTTCAAAGGAGGTGCATAATATGGTCCTTCTTTAGCAAAACCAGTACATCGTAACATTGAATCTGGTTGATTTTCTAACCTGGTTGGTCTATTTTTACCCCACCACCAAACACCATTTGAAACACCTTCTGCTTCATCAAAAGTTTTAGGCACAGGATACAATATCAAAGGAGGTTCATTGTCTGTGCTCCAAGGATATATCGTATTATAGACAGGACCTATCATAGTATTATTTACTCCTTAGTCTAAGCCTTTAGCAAATTTTTCGACATCATTTCCTACTAACTTTAACCACATAGCATCTTCTTCACTGAACAGTATTAAATTCTTTCTATCTAAATAGTAGGGCCACTTCATGTGTTCATGTAATCTTAATAATAAGTTGTTGTGCATACCTTCTTTGTTGATTGGAAATCTGTACATATCGTACTGTTCTTTCAAAAGAGTAAATCCAAGTTTAGTTAAACGTAAACCTGTACAAGTTGTTTCACTGTATTGAAAGTTTTTGAATATCATATAACAAACATCTGTCAAAGGATATTGTTTAAGAGTCTCATGCTCTTCTCTCATTTTGTTTGTTATTTGTTCTTGTAAACTGTTACTCATTTCCGGTGATTTGGTCTTCTGTAATCACATCACCTTGTGTAAGTTTAATAACTTGAAACTCTTCTGTATTGAATGTTTTGTTCAGTTTTTCTGCAAGATTAAAGGCATGTCCACTATTACTGAATGATACTTTTTTATACTTAGGGCCTGGATAAGAAACTAATTTGTTAAGTGTTCTGAGGTTAATTGGTTTACCTTGATAGAATACAGAATAAATTGCTTCAGCCGCCAGTATTTGGTCTGCTTTATATGTGTCCTTATGAACTGCTTCTAATAGTATTTTAGGTTTTGGTCTGCTCATGTATAGTCTCCTATACACTTATTTATCATAAAAACTAGTTTTAATAGGTGTTATAACTATGTTTAATCAAGCAGAACTGCTTTTAATTCATCTGTTTGGTGCATTTCTGTAATGATATCACACCCACCAATCAACTCTCCTTTTACGAATAGTTGTGGGAATGTGGGCCACTCACTTACACTTGGTAATGTTGCTCTAACATCTGGATCTTCAAGTATATCCATGTAACTGAATTCTACTTTGTATTCCTTTAGTATGTCAACAACCTGTGCAGAAAATCCACATCTTGGTTGATGTGGGTCACCTTTCATAAACAATATAATGTTATTGTCTTTGATGATGTTTTCTAATTGTTCTTTTACTTCACTCACTTGGGAATCCTTCTTGTACAAATTTACTAATTTGTTCTATTTCTTTATCAGATAAGTTTGCGGCTTGACCCCACATCATCTGACTCATTGGACCTACTTGTCCATTGTTTTTATATGTTGTTAGTTTTGTTAAGATATCGTTTGAACTTTGTCCTGCTAACATTGGACCTACTCCACCGCCACCTGTTGGGCCATGACATGCGGCACATCCTGCCCATAAACTTCTAATATCACTAAATGGGTCACCAGCGGCTAGAGCCTGTTTTGCTTTTAATATATCTACCGTTGTTCCGTGTATTCTAACATACTCTTCATAGCACTCTCCTGTGCAAGTATGTGTACTTGGATAACCTTTATATTCTAAATCAGGATAAATTACAAATGCAAAGAAACAAAAGAATGTAACTACTCCTGCTAATACCATACCTAGTTCTTTCATTGTGCTCCGTCGACTAATTTTTTAAATTCTTGATAGCCTCCTATCTTTTCTCCATCTACTATAATTTGTGGGAAAGTTCTAGCACCAGGAAATGTTTCCATTAGTACTTCTCTATCAAAATCTTCATCTAACATTTTGTATGTTAAATCGTATCCTTTTTGTTCTGCTAAGTTTTTTGCCATATCACAGTATGGGCATTGTGGTTTACTGTATATTTCTACTTTCATGTGTTTCCTTGTTTAACGTGCTTTAGTCTGAACCAGAATGCATCATCCGGATCACTAAAGGTAATAATTGCTTGTTTGGTATTATCAACTGTATTAAAATGCCAACCAAACATTCCTTTAACTTCATTATTTATCGATTCAATTACATGCATAGGTATTCCTACTTCACGCCAGTCTTCGTCTCTGCCATCGTAAAATCCTGTTTGCCACAATACTCTATGCTCAAAGATTTTATTGTAACCACAACCTTCCTTGTAATCACCTAGTTGTCCTGCACCACTGGTCTGAGGAGTTCCACCTGTGGCCCTAGCAACTGAATGTGACCTAACACCTATTGCAGTTCTTTCTGGTAGTCTTGGTCCTGATACTTTATTCTTTAAACTTTCCGCCTGTAACATATATCTCCCTGTCTAAATCTCTATTGTTACTTGGTGCTACATCTACATTTAATTGCTTTGCAATCCTATGTAAGTATTCAACATCAAGTGTTACTTGCTTCTCACCTTTATCAAACAAATGATTAATGTGTCTCACAAATAATTCAATATCATTAGGTTGGTTATTTGGCATGTACTTTACTTGCTTGTCTTTTTATTTTATTTAACACTTTGAGTCTTTGTTTTAGTTCTATTTTGGTCTTAAATGGACCTTCATAACCATATGTAATCAAAGTGCTTAGTTTAGGACAGTTACCATGTTTCCAACCTTTTTCAAAGTTAATAGCATACCAACCTGCCGCATAATAAACATCACTGTTTTCTGTTTTAGCAAACAAAGGAATTTCATCCATGTAGTCTTTGTGACTAGGATCTACTGGAACTGGATTAGGATAATCAACTTCATAGCCTTTAATATAAAAAGTTGCTGGTTGATTTATATCCAGTTTATTAGTATTCCTAAACAAAAACTTGTTTTGAAATGCTTCTTTTACTTCTGCTTCACTATCATATAAGATAGTTTCAGTCTTATCTACATAAGTGAATTTGTCTTGAATAGTTTTATGTAGGATACCAACACGTTTAGTATCATCATTAACAATCCAAGCATCTTCGCTTATCTGTTGCAATTTTACTTGCTCTTTAAATTTAATCATTGTGACCTCCTCATCTGTTTATGTTCACTGATTAATACTCTGGTACTGGGTTCAGCACCAAATTCTCTTTTATACAATTTACGAACACCACCAATTTCTGCTGATTCATAAATCCATTTCTTATCGTTCTCTGGATGTCTAATCTCATCAAACATCTTTTGAACATCTTTATCCACATCTGCCATTTAGCATTCCTGAATAGTTTTGAGCATTATCGCTCATTCTTTGTAAGTCCCATTTAGCACAGAACTTCATAAAGTGTATGCCTATGTTAGCAACAGGATCTTTCTGTTTGCCTTCATTCATTCTAGTCACACACAATTCTTTAATCTCGTCTGGTTGTTCAGTTAGGTCGATTAGGATCTTGTTTCTTTCAAAGTCATCTTTAACTCTGTGTTCTGTTTCCTCATGGTCGACCCAACGTTGTAACATAAAGTTGTTGTAATTATATCCGCCTGTATGTCTATCTTCAAAGGCTTCTGTAATACCTGTTTTGTTTTTAGTACCTTTTAACCTAGCACCAGGATATGCACTAAACACATTATCACTACTGTCACCTCTAACACACTTTTCAAAGAGTGCAAACTCAGGATCAATAGCCTTCCTAGGTTTACCAGTCTTTTTGTCTATGACTGCTTCTCCTGTTTTTAAATCTTTAAAGCCTTCTAATGTAACTACTTGGTCAGTTGTACCGTTATACTGCGTTACATTGGGTGCTAAGAGTTGATAGAAGTCACTATCAGTACTGATAATATAATGATTATCATCTGGATGTTGTTGAATCCATGTAGCAATCATATCGTCTGCTTCTGCTTGTTCGCATTGTACGACACTACAATTAGTCTTTTCACTAAAGAACTTAACCATGTCATCATATGCTTCAAAGTATAGTTCGTCATCTTCTTGTTCTCTAACACTCCTTTGATCCATAATTACTCTGCGATTTGCTTTGTAAGGAGTATAAAAGTCTTTACGCCAACTTCTACCTTCTAAACATAATACAATATGATTGCCGTCAAACTCTCTCCAGCACTTGTTAATACTGTTAAACATGATGTGCATTGCCATACCAATCTTCATATCGATAGTACCTTTACCACCAACATGCTTGGCTCTCATAAACATATTAAGTCCGTCAACAAGTAAATAGTTCATTATTTTATCCTTGAATGTTTACCATTCCCTTTATTATTTCCAGAATCATATTCTGTTAATGCTTTAAAGTATTCTCTTCTTTTTACATTAAATTTATACCAG